TCGGGGAGCGGTCCCGGCAGGCTCTGTCGGAAGGTGAAGCCTGGGATACGCAGCCCGTTCCAGGCCCGGATCACGGCGTTGACCGGCCCCTTCACCGCGTTGACGATCCCGCTCGCCATGCGCCCGGCCGAGGAGACGATGCCCGAGATGGCGTGGGCGATCGACCCGATGACCGACGACACCGTGTGGAACGCACTCTGTGCGGCGCGGGCGATGCTCCCGAACACCCGCACGATCGCCCCGACGGCCGAGGAGATGCCGCCGACCGCGGCCCTCACGGCCCCGACGATCTTCCCGAACACGCTCTTGACCACGTTGTAGGTGGCGATGACGCCCGACTTGATGCGGTCCCAGTTCCTCACGATGATCGTCACGGCGAGGCCGATCGGGCCGGTGAGGATGGTCAGCAGGAGCTGCCAGTGGCCCTTGATCCAGTCGATGACGGCGGAGACGGCCGCCTTGACCTTGTCCCAGTTCTTGATGATGAGGGCGACGGCTACGCCGATCGGCCCGGTCAGCACGGAGATGAGCAGAGGCCAGTTCCGCACGATGAAGTGGAACACCGCATCGACCGCGTCGTGGAACCACCCGACTTTTTGGTAGGCCATCACCAGCCCGGCGCCCAGGGCCACGATCCCGGCCACGATGAGCGCGATCCAGCCCACGGAGATGCCAAGGGTGACCCCGAAGAGGGCTTGCGCGACGGTGAGCACCTTCACGGCCACGGCCGCGGCGAGGATGCCTGCGGTCAGGGGAGCGAGCCAGGTGACGTTCTGCTGGATGAAGCGCACCGACGCCGAGAAGGCCGGGATGAGCACGGTCGTCATCAGGTTGGCGAAGTCGTCCATCACCGGGAGCAGGGCGGCGCCAACCTGCTCCTCCATCTCCCCGAAGGCGACGCTCATCTTGTCGGCGCCCGTCGCCGTCGCCGCGGCTGTCCCCTTGACCTGGCCCTCGATGGCGCCGAGGACGATCTTCTGGGCTCCCAGTTGGTCGCCCGAGGCCATCAGTGCCTTGATCTGGTCCTTCTGGGCCTTCGTGAACGTCACCCCGGAGCGGGCCAGGGCGTTGAGCCCCTTCACCGGGTCCTGGAGGGCCTTACCAAGCTGAGCCGCGTTGGAGTCCAGGGTGCCGAAGCCAGCGGCCGCCAGATCGGCCGCGGCCGCGGTGGCCCGGTCGAAGATGCCCGCCTGCCGCGCCGTCTCCGAGGACACCTCCTTGAAGGTGGCCAGCTTGGCCTGGGCGGCCATGATCGACTCGTCATCGACCCCGATCTGCTTGGACAGCGCCGCGGCGTACTTCTCGGCTGCGGCGGCGGCCTCCCCGGTGGTCTCGCCCATCGAGGAGAACACCTGTTCCAGTCGGGAGGTGGCGACCTCGCTCTCCCGGGCGGCCTTAACCGACGCCTGACCGAACTCAGCGATCTTGTCGATGGCGAACGCACCGCCCAGCGCCGCGCCCGCCTTAATGGCGAAGCCCTTCAGCTTGCCGGTACTCGCGCCGACGTTGTCCACCCCCCGCTTCAGGTCGGTGGTGTCGGCGGCGATCTTGACGAGCAGTTCAGCGACGCCGGGCGGCACGGGTCACCGCTTCCTGCGGGCGGCGGCTCGTAGCTCGCGAATCTCCCGGCGCTGGTAGCGCCAGAAGGCCCGGTACTCGGCGTCGCTCATGGCGTCCACGTCTCGCGGAGTCATCCGCCAGAAGCGACAGAAGGCGGCGAGGTCGTCGAGGAGTCGGGCTTCGAAGGGTCCGGCGGCTCGTCGCTGAGGTCGGCGGCAACGTCCCCGGCCTCGTCCCAGGTCGGCTTGTAGCCCTCCCGCAGCAGCCGGAGATAGATCATCACCTGCATGGCATCGGCGGGGTCGTTCATCAAGCCCTCCAACGACGCGCCGGTCTGAGCCTTGATGAGCCGAAGCTCGTTCGGCGTGATCCGCGGGGTCGAACCGATGCGGATGCTCTCGGGCAGGGTGCGCCCGTTCTCATCCACCGGGGCGTCGGTCAGTGAGGTGTCGGCCAATTGAAGCCTCCAATCGTGTCGTCCAGCGCCGTGCTCACTCGTCGCACGTAGTCGGGGAACTGGGCGTTGGCCGGGCCGACGAGGTAGCGGCCCTCCGGCACCAGCGGTCGGCCGCGGGAGCCCCCGAACTCGATCCAGTTGGCGTAGGCCAGGCCCGCCCCCATGCCGAGTTCGGCGCCCCGCTCGGTGCGCTCGGAGAACACGGAGGAGGCGAGGCGACCGGTCAGGCGGGGCACCGAACTGCGGGCGCCGGCCGCTACCTGATCAGCCACGATCTGGGCAGCCCGGTGGGCAGCCTCGTCCACGTCGCCCGCGAGGCGACCCAGCCCGCGCTCTAGCTCGGGTAGGCCCTTCACCTCGACGCGGACGGGGCTCGTCATGGCGTCGTGTCGTAGGTGTCGGTGCCGGGCGGGTTGGCCTGGTACGTGCCGACGATCGACCACTCCAACTCGACGGTGGAGGCCTCCCCGGCGTCGCCCATGATCGGGGCGATCGGCTGGGGGATGACCATCCCCGAGAACATGGGGTTCTGCTCGTCCTGGGGCTGGCTGCGGCGGGGAATGACCTTGAAGGGCACCGCCACGCCGCCCGCTACCGCGTCGTTGAGCACGTGGTAGGTGGCGTCCACGTCGTAGCTCTGGTACAGCGTCGCCCGCAGCAGCCACTTGATCGTGCCGGGGAAGTCGATCGAGCCACACATGGTGGTGATCTCGGTGGTGGAGATGTCCGGGCTGATCTCAATGTGCGAGAGCAGGCAGGCCAGCTCCACGTCGTTGATCTTGAGCCCGGCGTTGTCGAGGATGAGCGGGAGAGGTTCGCCAGCCATGCGCTAGGCCCCCTGGATCGGGACCACCGAGGTGGTCGTGACGTTGACGGACAGTTCGATGCGGGCGCCCAGGTAGCTGATGCCGCCGATTTCGAACACCCGCGGGGCGGAAACGAAGGTGATCGGCCACTGGTCGACGTCGGCGCCGAGGCGGTTGGCCACCTGGGTGACCATCTCCTCCAGCCGCTGCACTCCCGGCCCCGGCTCCAGCCGCCCGGCTACGGCGATGATCTGCGGGCGGGCCGCGTACAGGCAGGCGGTGTTCGACTCCAGCCAAGGGTCGGCCCAGGTGATGAGCAGACAGGGCGGGTGGAGAGCGTCGACGTAGTCGACCTGCACGTCCGGGTCTTCGTCGGCCACCGGTACGAGCGCGGCGGCCAGCTTCGCCCGGACGTCGAGCAGGTTCACGCCAGCCCCCACGCCAGCTTGTAGGGGGCGATGACGGTCCGGTGCCGGTTGAAGGAGTCCGAGGGCGCCCGCAGCGCCCCCGTCTCCGCGTAGCCGATCACCCCGAAGGCGGCATCGTTGGCTTTCCACCACTCGACGGCCCGTGCGATGCACGTCGTGTGGACGGGAGGAGGAGGCGGGAGTTCGAACGACTCGCCCCGGTCGAGGTCGGCGTCGATCTCGTCCGTGGCCGCGTCCAGGCACACCTGGAGCCAGTCGACGTTGTCCGCGGTGACCCGCGTGTGCATCGCTGCCGCTAGCTCCTCGGGCGTGCCGTAGCTCACGACCCCGCCCCCCGGGCCTCCAACTCGGACAGGAGGGTGACTCGGGCCTTGCCCATCTGCTCGGCCGCGTACACGAGGTCGAGCGAGGCGGGATTGGCGTCCACGTAGGCCAGGACATCGGCCACGGTGAAGGCCCCCGGGTCATCCGCCGGGGTTGGCTCTGTTGGCGTCGTCGGCTGAGCCGACGGTCCCGACGACGCGCCTAAGGGCTTGCTGGCGCCGAGAGGACGGCGAACGCTTCGATCTCGACCGGCTCGGCCAGGAAGGCCCCGACGATGCCGATCTCCATGCCTGCGATCGAGGGCTCCACCGCCCGAAGCTCGACGGGCGCACCCGGCGTCTCTGCCGTGATGGCCGAGCCGAAGTTACCGACGATGGCCTTCCCGGCCGGGACACCGATCGACATGATCGAGGTGAGCCCGGCGAGAGGCGGCAGCGTGCCGGTGGCCAGGCTGCCCAGGCCAGTGGTCAGGAAGTGAGGGGAGTCCTGGCCGACGAGGCCCAGCAGCTTGAACCCCACGTCGCTGGCGAAGGCGACGGTGTCGGGGTAGCGGCGAGTGGCGTCGTAGATCGCCCCGGCCGCCTCGGTGAGCGCGGCCATCCACCCCTCCAGGTCGTCGGTGGCGACGGTCACGGCCGCGGCGTCGGGCGGCCCGTTGGCCGTCACGATGACCTGTCCAAGCGCCCGCTCGGTCTGCTCGGCATAGGACTCCGCGGCCAGATCGAACCAGAGCGCCAGGGCGTCGGGGCTCGACCAGTTGATGGTCTGCCAGCTCATGTTGGCCGCGGCGAGGTAGGTGGTGGCCACCTTCTCGACCATGACGACGTTCATCGAGCCGTCACCGGCCTCGGTTTTCTCGGCCGTCTGTACGCCGACCTGGGGTCGCTCGGTGATCCGGGGGTAGGTGATCTTCCCCGAGGTGAGCCCGATGCGGCGGGTGCGCTCGACCATCGGCCGGTTGCGCCCGATGACCTGCATGATCTGGTTGATGTGCTGAGGCGGGAGGAGGCCGGGCACGTCGCTGGTGAGCACCTGCGTGACAGCCCGCTCGATGCGCTCCGTCGCCTGCTCCCGAGCGCCGACCCCGGCCCGGTTGGCGACCCGTTCGAACTTGCGCACGATGTCGTCTCGGGCGTACTCGGCAAAGGTCCGGTAGACGACCTCGGCTGGCGGATCAACCGGCTGGGCGTCGGGCGCGGGTGGCTGGGGCCGGGCGCTGTCCGCGGCGCGCTGGAGCACGGCGCGAGCATCCCGGCTGTCGGCCCGCCGCTCCTCCAGATCGACTAGCTCACCGATCTGCGGCTCTAGCTCCCCGAGCCGATCACGGTTGCGCCCGATGAGCTCCCGCTCAGCCTCGTTGGGGTCTCGGTCCTCCGACTCGACGCGGTCGAGTACCTCGTTGATGGTCTCGTTGACGCGCTCCCGCTCATCGACGAGCCGTTGCAGCACGGCGTTCGGCATTGCTTCGACCTCTCGTGGTCGTCGCTCAATGCCCGATGCGCCGTCCCTTCCCCGGTGGGCCCGCGGGTGCGGGTGGGCCGGGGGTGGAGGTGGTCTGTCGGACCTCTACTCGCTGGCCGAGAGTAGACCGAGGGCACGGAGCCTGTCATCCAGCGCCGCGTTCACGGCCGGGCGGAGGGCGCCGAGATCCGTCTCCTCGTAGGCCTCGTCCGCGGGCGGGGCCTCCCGGATGGCCTCGATCCGGGCACCGTCGTAGGCCGGTTCCCTGCACAGTGCAACACCCAGGAGGTTGCACGAGGTCCGCATGACCACGCCGTCTGTACGGCGAGTCGATCGGTACACCTCGGCGTTGACCGAGAACCCGGTGAGCACCCCGGCCTCGACCAGTTCTAGGGCCAGTGGCCCGTTCCCGGCCAGGGTCGTGCGGAACACCCCGTGCAGGCCGTCGTCGCGCTCGATGAGTTCGGCGCCGTGGCCGACCTTGTCGCTGAGGCTGGCGCCGTGTTCGAAGTCGAGCAGCACCATGTGGGGCGC